ATTCAAATCCTAAGGAGAAACCTCCGATGCCGCTGCACAGGTCAACGTGGCGCAGCATCGGGGTCTCCATCGTCAATCAGACGATTGAGATACCAACGGGCTTTCAGCCAATCGTCACGGTTGTCTTTGTGCTTCAGCTCGCAACGCCACAGATACTTCATTGCTGATCCACGGCAGTAAGCGCGAAAGCCATCGGGGCCAAGAGCACTTTCGATTGCATCAATGCACTCAACGGCGCCCTGATTGTAGTGTGGTGGGCTGTTCACCATGTCAGGCTGGGGGCCAGCAGCCATTCTCCTCATGTATTCTTCGTGTCCTATGTGTCCGGTGTCCAAAGTTTCACTTCTCCTTTCTCATCATCCCAGTCTGACCAGCGCAGTATGCGGGCCAAGCGGGCTTGTGTGATTGCGTCTTGTTTCGTCAGGCCAGCCTTGAGGAACGCCTGTTCCACCGCTGACCAAGCTGGTCTGATGCCCAGCAAGGCTTCAGCCTTCTTGGGGCCGATCCCTGGTACGCCCTTGTAGCCATCGACTGGATCACCAATCAGCGTCTGCATCAGGAAGAATTTGTCTGCCTCCTGTTCAGTCACTGTCAGCCGTTCGTCTTTGGTTGGGCGGTACAGCTCGGAAGGCACTGAAAGCATGTCTTTGTCATCGCTTACGATGATGCACTTGCCTTGGTTGCCATCCTTCGTTGCGAGCAGCGCCATGCAGTCGTCAGCTTCCAGCGATGGCTTGCTGAAGGTGGGGAACGTATCCTTCACCCACTGCACCAGTGCCTTGTATCCAACGGGCTTGCGTGTTTTGCGCCTGTTGCTTTTGTATGAGGGGTCAACCAGCTTGCGAAAATTGCTGTCTGGGTCGGACAGGCAGAAGATACAATCGTCCTGCCCTGTCTTGTCCTTGATGTGGGTGAGCTGAGTCTCAAAGCTCGCCTTGGCGTCTCTGAGATCACTCCACAGACTAAAGACATCCGACCCCCAATCCACCTCCACCTCTGCCGTAGTGGCAGCTTTGAAGAGGACGATGTCGGTATCAATCAGGAGCATCTATTTGGTACTCCAGAGCCTCTAGCAGCTCCTCCAGTAGTTCAAGACCATCTCTGGTGATAATCCAGACATTGGATACACGATTGTCATCCACGCGCGTGGTGATCAGACCATCACTCGCGCACAAAGCCACCTCAGTGGCAGCTTTGCGTGCAAATTCGCTTTTGGTCGTGAACGGGGATAGTCGCGCTTGCGTGAGGACAGCAGCGACAGACGCAAGGATTCTTTCTTTGTCTGCCAGCTCCTCTCTTTCCTCATCAGTGAGTGTCTGCCCACGTTTGTCCGACTTGGTATTCGGACTCGATTGGGATTTGGAACCCGAAGTGTTCCCCCGCTTTCTTCGCCATTTGTCCAGTGATTCTACCGACATTTTCTTGGTCTCCTTCCTTCACTTTGATCTGCACCTCGTCATGCACCCATGCGATGATTTCCGCATCGATGCCTTGAGAGGCAATTTCGTTGTCTATGAGTTCGACCCACTTCTTCGCCACCAGCGCGGCGGCTGACTGAAGCAGGACATTGAGAATTGCGTGACCTCTGACCACCAGCTTGCGACCATCGAGGCCAATTAGGTGGCCCCGCTGCTTCACAACCTGTTCAAGTTGACGGGTAAGATCCTTGAACGCTGGGTTTGCTTTGATGAAGTTGTCGCGCAAGGTGCGGCCTTCTTTGGCACCCTTGCCCACAACCTCACCCAGTCGAGCGTCACCTCCACCATAAATCATGCAATAGATGGCCGTCTTGGCCATATCACGGGTGGCAAGCTGCATCGCTTCCTGATTTGCTGAGTGGATGTCGCCGTTGAGGATGATGTCGGCGTACTTTCCTCCGTCTTGGAGTACGTTTGCCAAGCACCTCAGCTCAATCCCAGCCAAATCAGAACCCACCAGCTTGTACCCAGGAGGAACACCAAACAACTCACGGCACTCTTTGCCGTATGGCGCCCGCACCGATGGCACTTGCGCTGTATTGAAGTTGAAATGGCTGGCCCGACCTGTGACAGCGCCGTTGGGGTTGATGACATGTCTGAGTGTCTTGCCATCTGCAAGCCTCAGCCATGCGTTCTTGCCTTCAGCCAACATGCCGATGCGCTTCTGTAACAAGAATGATCTCGCCAGTTTCTGCGCTTCAGGAAACGGCAGGCGGCTCAGAACAGCTTCGTCAATCTTGGCATCACCTGATGTGGTGAACACCTTCGGCTTCCAATCGTACTTTTCGACCAGACACCGATGAATGTGCTTTCTGCTGTTGGGGTTGAAGCTGATTTCCTTACGCTTGATGAAAGGTTCATTCGCCACATAGCCCAGCGTCTTATTGCTGCGCTTCGGGATGAAGATTTCTTCCTTCGTCCAAGGTGGGAACAGCTCCTTGAGTTCAGCCTCAAGCTGTGCCTTCTCACCAGCAAGCTGGGCATAAAGAAGCCCCGCCTTTTCCACATCGAAATGCCAACCGGCATTACCGATGCGATGGCATATCTCAGCCATCTTGTGTTCAAAGTCTATGGCTCGCTGCGAAAAGTCTTCGGCAGCGAGAACCTCCCAGACTGCGTGGTTCACGACCACGTCATTTTCGCAATAATCTTGCATCCCCTGTGTCCATTCGGACCAGTCTGTCTGCTCACCAAAGTCGCCCTTCAGCTTGCCTAGTCGATATCCCCATGCTTTCAGGCCGTGGGAGCCATGATATTTGCGTGGGAAATCTTTGAACGACATGTTGCGCTGAGAGTCTTCGGTAATCAGGTCAGCCTTGATGAGGCGGGACAGGACAAGCGTGTCCGTGACCTTGACCCCATCGAGGCGAAACCTTGGGTAGACTTTCATCAGTGCCGGAATGTCGTGACAGACGATGTTGTGGCCGATGATTTCATCAGCTTCGGCAAGCATCTTCATGCCTTGCTTGATTTCATCGGGGCCGAAGACCCAAGTCTGGCTTGGATCATCGGCGTTCATCATCGCGATACAGTGGATTTTCGTGAGATCCTCAAGAAAGCCATTGCTTTCCAAGTCCCAAACGTAGCGCATCAGCGGTTGTCGCCGCTGCCCTGTAGCTTCCCACGCCTGCTACGGTCTTTCAGTTTCTCAATGTTCATGATTGCTACTTCAGACAGGCTGAAGCCCAGCTCATCGATGAACTGAGACAGGAACCAGAGAATGTCACCGCACTCATAAGCGAGGTCGGTGCGTTCTTCTTCGGTCAGGTAGTCATCGAACTGCTCAAAGGTGTGACCGGCGGGCATATCCCTGTCACGCATGAGCTTCTGGAGCTTGTTGGCTGCCTCGCCTCCTTCTCCTAGCAAGCCCAGCAGTGGGTAGAGGGAACCATCATACATGGCGAATTGACTCGCCTCTTCCTGATAGTCATCCATGCTTTTGTCCGGTATGCCGAACAGCTCATCGTCAAATTCATCTTCTATTCCAAGCATCGTCCTCATGCAGCCTCCCCTTTTTGAGTGCGTGTGCGAAAGAACCCTTCATGCTCAGGATGCTCTTGTTCGAACAGCCGTGTGTAGAAAGGCGCGTGATTGTTGTTGATCTTGTACGGAACACCATCTGTCTCGACTGTTGTGTGCCAGCGCACACGTTCGATCACAGATTTCATGCCGTAATGAGTCCGACCTGACTTGATGGCGATCATCGCGAAGTGTTTGATCAGGTCGTAGATGGCTGGGTTCTCGTCATGGAACTCCTGCCACTTGGCTTCGTTGTCATTCGCTGCTTGCTGCGTCATGTTGCTCTTCCTCTTCTTGTTCAAGTAAGTGGGACAGTTCCTCTTCTATGAGGCGCCCTGTGTTTCGGTCATATCTCAAGGTGCCGCTGAAGCCCGTGGCTCCGGTGTATCGGTTCTTGAGAATGTGGAGGTGCCGGATATCGGAGTCCGGCTCGTCAGGATCGACATTGAGGGCGATAACCCCATCCGATAGCTGACCAAGGCTGCTAGAGCCTCGAAGGTGGTTCAAGCGCACAGGCTGACCACCGCTTTCGTGACCTGAGTTACCATCAGGCCGCTTCACGTGGCTGACCAGGATGAGGCCAATGCCTAATTCCTGCACCATCGTCCGCAGCTTAGTCATTGCGTAATCAATCAGAATACGTTCAGAGCCGAAGCCACTATTGCCACCCATTTGGGTGCAAAGGATGGAGATGTGATCAAGAACGACCCAGCGAATTGACAGGGCTTTCGCCATGTACGTTATGCGCTGGCATATCAGGTCAACGTCAGAGCTGCCCCAGTGGTCATACAGATACACGGGATTCCGACCATCACCGAACAGATCATCAAATGCTTCAACGATCTCCTCATCGGTCACCTCACTGCGATCCACAGTCAGGTTCTTGTTCATGTGGATGCCAGTCAGACCAAGCAATGTGCGCTTGTTGCTTTCCTCAAGCATGATCAGACCAACCTGTTCCCCCTGTTGATGGAGGTGGTAGGCGATTTCCTTGACGAAGGTTGTCTTGCCGGTTCCGCTGCCCGCAGCCACAGTCAGAATCTCCTGAGGCCGAAGCCCCATCAGAATGTCGTTCAATATGGAATACGGGAACGTGACAGCAGATGCGCTGTCATCTTCACCTATGACGTCACGGTAGTCGGTTGCAACCACGATGCCGTCTGGGCGGTGTTCACGCGCCTGAAAGATGGCTGAGATGATTTCCTCAGTTTTGCCTTCAAGCAGGCATTGGTTTGCGTCCTTGCATGGCAGATAGGCAATCTTGGCCTTTCCGACTGGTAAGGTTGCGGCAGCTTCCTGCGCCGCCTTCTGGCCCGCAGCGTCCATGTCAAACATCAGAATGACTTCATCGAACCTGTTGACGTAATCCCAGTTGGCCTTGATTGCCTTCACGGCAGACGCTGCGCCTTGCACCAACGATACAGTGGCCCACTTGTGACCCTGCACCTGTGATACAGTCATGGCGTCAATTTCACCTTCTGTGATGACCAGCTTCTTGCCGTTCTTCCAAAGGTGGCTTCCATACAAGGTTGCGGCTTTCGCATCTCCGAGCATGGTGAAACGCTTGTCCCGTGTTCGCAGCTTCTGCGCCACCATGTTGCCGCTGGCATCACGATAGGTCGCTGCTTGGACAGGCTCGCCATTGTATTGCGTGGTGAGGTAGCCGAATTTGCGGCATGTTTCCTCTGTCAGGCCACGCGATTTGATTTCGTTGAACTCACCAGTCAACAGACCGGAAAGAACCTCTTTTGATAGTTGTGGTCGTGTGTATCCGTCCAACTGCTCTCCTTTCGTGTATGTCTGGCAGGAAAAGCACCATGAGTGATGGACGTCTTCCGTGTGCTGGTCGCCATAGACGGCCAGCGCATCCGATGAACCGCAATTTGGGCAGGGTTCATGTCGGAGGAACTCAGAATTGTCTTGGGTCAACTGCATGGATGCTCTTCCTTTCCAGTCGGCTATTTGCCTTCATTGAGCCATTCATCTGGAATCACACGGTTCGCATATTGGAAGCCGTGCTTTTCACAGAATTGGGCGTATGTGGTGGGGCTGCCCTTGTAGAGGCGGGCGTTCTGATTGCTGAAAACGAACCGGATATCGATGTCGGGGAACTGCTCTTTGATGAGCAGATGCTTGTGACGTGACTGGACGTCCCAAATCCCCTTGCCCTCGATGAAAAACGAGGTTCCATCGGGGCGATTGATTCTGAAATCCGGTGTGTAGGTGGCGTTGCGTTCGGGTACTACGTAGTGGATTTTGTCCTCTTCGTAGCTGACGGCGAGGCCAGCTTCTTCGATCTGTCGTGACAATGACACTTCCAGACCCGAACGATAGCCGTACTTGATTCCGCGGCTCATCGCCTTAGAAATTGTAAGCCTCCTGCGGTGTCTCGCCTCCACCATTGTCATTCTGTGCCGGTTCCTGGTTGTCGTTGTTGGCGACATACCCGTCCTCTTCAGCCTCAAAGGCAAAGGACGAACCTACAGGGTCGGCCAGCGATACAATCTGAACGGCGGCGAGCTGAAGACTCACGCCCTTGTTGCCACCGGCTGTGTATGGAAAGACAGTTCCTGCGAGTTTGATGACAGAGCCACCGTAGATTTGGGGTTCTGAACTCTCAGGGATGAGATGGCCGGTTGAATCTATCTTCTTGGGCCTGAACTTGCTTTTCGCGAGGAAAACGAGTTCACCCGTCTCCTGGTCAGTTGAATATGGCATCCTTGCGGTATTCGCTGCTTTGCCAAATTCATCATTTGCCGCCTTCTTTACGGCCTCAACCAAATCAGCAGCATCAGATGGTTTGATGCGGATTTTGGTGCTGTAGACACCATCGCTGTTGAAAGCGAAGTCTGGTTTGTTGAGATGTGGGTAGACTGCCACGCCCTTACAGGTCGTGAATGTTTGCTTCTGTGTTGCCATGTGTGATTTCTCCTTCATGGTAATTGATGTGATGGGATGATGGCTCGCCGTATGCTGTAAGCAGCAAGCCGTTGTCGTCAGCGTGAGCCAACGTGTCTAACGGGACAGGCAAGCCGTGCAGAAGGCACAGCTCGCCCATCCTCAGAAGTCGATTTCTTGAGGACATAACTCTCCTAATGTGATTGAAAACGAGACGGAACCGGCAGATTTGCTGGGGGTTCCTTAGGTGGTCTCGCTGTAGATCAGGCTGTTATGCGAAGGCGTGGTCACTTTCGAGGATCTCAAAGACATCCATCGCGTTGTCACCTTCACCTTTTGGTGGGATTTCGGGCCATACAACAAATCGCTTCTTGATGTTTTCCCGTTCTTCCATCAACAGCTCAAGCGCCTCATCGTCCGTTTCAGAGGCGATTTGTATGTCGATTGCATCCAAGTCTGCTTGCGGCCCCACGTTGTTGGGGTCGGAATGGAGCAATTTGCTGTCATTCAGCAACGATGTGTAATGACACTCTTCTTCGTACATCTCGACCATGGTGGCCCTGATGCAATCCAGCATCACCTGTGCAGATGCCACGTCAGTGGAAAAGGAATCATGAACGACCATAAGATTGGTCACATCATGTTCCTTTGCCTTGTTGACGGTCATCATCAGATGTGTGCTGTCGAGATGGTGAACCCAATTCGGGGCCGCACCATCTAGGCTGGCGGTGAGGTCAACCCCACCGACTTCCTCAGTCAGCGAGCTGCGATAGCTGCGCTTCTTTTTGTCACGTTCATGCAGGAAACCACGGACGCGATTTTTCTCCTCTTGCTGGTATTGCTGCGCTGCCGGAAACCCAATCAGTGATGTCCACTGCATGTGCTTGCCATCTGCTGCAAGGATGCGGGCGATTTTCCGCAAGAACGCCATGCCATGTGCGCCAGACTGGATAACCGCCTCGATGCTGTCCTTGTTGATTCCTGCCATTGTGAGGCAGGCAGAAAAGCCAGCGTCATCTCCGAACGGATGAGGTTCGTTGTGATCGTCACAGTGTGCTGTCAGGTCATCCATGATTTCATCACGAAGCTGATCAGCCATCCCAATCAGGGTGACCGAATAGGACCATGTCATCGTATTGCGTTTGGTCACCTTTCGGGTGATACCCTGATCCAACCAGACTGCTGCATTTTCTCTGTCTTGGTCGGAAACATCGCGATTGTCGAAGGTTTCGCGAGTGCCATCGACCATTTCCTGGGCTGTTTTTGTGCCGTATTCAGCGATGTACTGATAGCAATCCTGCGGGCCAGTGGGCCAGTTGAGGTCGGCTCTTTCCTTGCACAAGTTCACCTTGTACCCGTCCTCGCGCCATTTTGATGCCATCGCATAATGCTGGAGTCCAGAATTTGCCCCATCGA